AAAAACTTGTAAGAATAGCCTATTATCTCTTCCAAATTGCACTTGGACAAATCATGGTTATCTATTTGATCCTGGGAGATGTCAATGAGATGAGGCTTCAACACTTGATACACTTTACGAATTTTCTCACGATGGTCCACAAGATCTATGAGGTGCTCCAGGTAGCCGTACTTTGCAGCCCAGCGACCCACCTTGTTGTCAAACACACCACTAACAACTGCTTGGATTACAGCTTGCTGTGAGGGCTGGCCTTGGTTGGCAGGCAAGAAATCTTCCCATGTTGTTCTGTTAAGGGGTGGCACATATCCTGTTCGAGGTGTGGTGATGTCATCATATGAAGGAACGAAATGAGGCTCGAGGCCCTCAGCGACTAGGGCCTTACAGATGACTTCGGCAAACTGATCGTAGAACAAGTTGCCATGCACACTGGCCGCTTCCAAATATGTGATCAGACTTTTTTGCAGAGTCTCGCTTTCCATCCAATGGAGTCCCTCATAAAGGGACTCTTTGTTGAGAGCCCCAGCCCACATGCCGTGGTAATTGACAGGAATAGCTCCAAGAAAGGTGATCTCGTCAAAATCAGAAAGCTCGTCACCAAGAGCAGACGCCTCCTTGTCAATTGGCCAATATTGCAGGCCGAGGGACTTGACAGCATTGCCAAATGCAAGAGGATTCCACTCCACACCTGGGGCAGGGCAAGACAAGTTGTCATCACCCCCGACCTTGAGACGTATAGAGTCGAAATAATCAGCTTTAGGGTTGAGCCTGTAGAAAGCAAACATATGGACAAGCTCATTGAGAACATTGTTGACAATAGTGGTGAGAGGATCTCCACTGAGTGTTCCAAGATCTCCCTTGAAGCGATACTGCCCAATTTGCACAGAGGCATCAAGACAGCATGAGGCCAAATAGGTCCACTCTGAGTCAGTGACTTTAAGATGTGTTTTGAAGACTGCACCAAGAACATTGAAGGCGTAGGCCCTGAGCTCCCGAGAAGTAGTTTGGTCCCAGTGCTTGTAATCTCCATCCATGAACTGGGACCCACCATGTGCAGTAAGATAGGTATGGATTCTGTCCAAATCGAATGAATACTGGTTGAGACATGTGGAAAAGGAGGTCTTGCTATATGAAGCATGGAGAGCTGCTATGCCTGAGCCAACAAGCATGCGAGTCACAATATTGACATCGAGAGGACAAGCATATATCAGCCTTGTTCGGCCCTCTTTGACCTTTGCCGCTCTTATAGGCTCATCTTTCGGGAAGCCCAGGTAAACGACATCTGGGTCTGCACCATTGGCAGCATCAGTGAGGCGTTTGTCAATGTCCTTAGCCAGTTGTGCATTGATTATAACACCAGCGTCACCCACGCCATGAGTGACTTGCAAGAAATCATGCTTGCCTCTGCCCTTAGCACAATTAGCATAGGGAAAACCAGGGCTGGTGTTGAGGTCAACTCCACAAACATAGTCAGACTTGCCAACTACAGCCTCAGCTGCAGTCCATTTTTTCTTTCCAACTGGCCATGTGAGATCTTTATTCAATTTGGCACTAAGCTGAACAACACACTCATTGAGAAGATCCTTGTCAGCTGCAGATATTTGGACGCGAGGCATCTGTGCAGCTCTCTTCAAACAATTGAGCAATGGGTCGCCCTTAAGACCGTTCAAAGCCATTCTGGGGTCATAAGCAGTCAGCAAAGGAGGAG